TTTACTTTTGATGGTTCATCAACGACTGTAAAATTATATGTTAACGGTTCACAAGATGGAACAAGTACAAGTACAGGATCAACATTACAATCAGGCACAGATTCATCTGTTAACATAGGTGTGTATGGTGATAATTCATCAAATCCACTTGTAGGATTTGTAAAACAAGTATTAGTTTACAGTGATGTATTATCATCAAGTGAAATAACAACATTATACAATAGTGGAACACCTGTCACTAGCCCATCAACAGCAAGTTTAGTTTCAAAATATGATTTAACATCTAACGCTAATGATTCACAAGGAAGTAATAACGGAACACTAAATCCTATGAAACTTGGCACAGGTGCTTATTCTTTCAATGGAAGTACAGATAAAATCACAACAACAGTTCAAATTCCACAAACAACTGATCATACAGTAACTTGGTGGCAGAAAGTAAATTCCACATTAGCAACTGATACTACATACCAATTTGTAATGAGAGCAACAGGTAGTGGTGGTAATTACTATGCGATTTTGTTTAGAGATAATTATTTAAAATGTATGAAAGGTGATGGAACTCAAACACAATTATCGGCACAATCAAATTTTGCAGTAGGTGATTGGCATCATTGTGCATTGGTTAGAAATGATACAACAGATGATGTTACATTCTATCTTGATGGTTCTGCAACTACAGTTACAGATGGTATGACCGAAGTTGATACTTCTGCAAACTTATGGATTGGTTCTAATAATGGTTCAGAAGGAACACCTGTGACACTAGATGATATGAGTATTTGGGCTAGATCATTAACTGCAACAGAAATTTCAGATTTAGTAAGTGGTCAAACAGGTTATTTACAACAAGCACAAGGTAATATTGGTTTTAGAGGTAATGGAAAACTTAATTATAAAATATTAAGAAAAAATTCTAACGAATCAATATCTTATGACATAGGAACAAATCTTAATGCTACTACATGGACTTGTAGATTAAAATTAAAAAATACATCATTAGATAATACAGAAAGTGGTGCTAATCTAGGTTTTTGGGGAATATCAGATAAAGATTCAGCAGTAGCTTCTGATGGTTCACAAGATTGGATAGGATTCTTATCACGTTGTAGTAATTCAGAAGCAGAATATTTCGGTCACAGTGTAAATGATTCTACATTAGGTGAAGCTGGAACACAAATGGGTGCTAATGATATTATCACAAGTAATTTAACAACAGAATGGGGTTGGGAAATAAAACGAACAGGTGAAACAACAGCAGTTGTGACATTATACCCTAATTGGAATTTTACAGGCACACCAACTGCAACTGTCAATCTAACAGTATCATCAAGTTATTCTGCATTAAGATATTTTGTAATTAGAAACTTCAAAAACTCAACAGCAAAGACTACTAACTTGAATGGCTATGTTGAAGAAATAAAAATATGGAATGGAACAAATGATACAACAACTACACCGTTATACACATCATCGTTTTCAACAACAGATACAAGTCAATTAGTTTCATCATTAACTAACAAAAGCGAACTCAAGGCATATTATAGTATGGATAGTGATACTGCAACACAATTATTTGAAGTGACAGGTTCAAATGGAACAGGTTGGACTTCATCAGGCACATCAATTAACTTTAACTCTGCACACAGTAATGCAATAGGATCAACATCAACAAGTAGTGGTAATTATGTTATTAGATCAGTATCAGATTTAACAGGTGGTTCAACAACATATTTTGATAACGATAAATGGGTTATGGATTTTGAATTTTATCATACAGGCACTAGCAATAATTTATACATTGAAGCAGGTTCAGATAATCCAAGTTATTCTGGCAGTTATTATGGTATAGCTTTCAATATGCAAGATAATGGTGTCGATTGGTATGGTATTTTATCAAATAATAATAATGGAACAAGAACTGAACTTGCAAACCAAGCTAATTTTGCTGAAAACAAAAAAGGCACTAATATGTATGGTAGATTAATTCGTGATGGAACTACTGTCACTTGTAGATTATGGAATACTGATAGTACGAGAAGTGGTAATGGTGACTTTTCACCTAGTCAAACAATCAATTCTGCTATTACAAACTTGGATAAGTTATCAATTTGGGCAAATGGTAGTGGTGGTAATTATTACTTTAAAAATATCAAAGTGTATAACGGTGTGACAGATCCTAGTCAATGTAAAAACGACTTTTCATCAACTTCTGATTTGGAAGCATTAACAGGTGTACGGACAAATTCTATCTTCCAACAAACAGATGATACGCCTACATATTGGTGGTATAATGGCACAAGTTGGGTGTTATCAGGTGATTTTAATCCAAATGCTATTTCTGATTTAAAATATTGGTTAAATGAAAAATGTTTATCATCATATTCAGATGGCGATACTATAACAAGTGTCACATCACAAGATGATTCAAGTACAGCAACGACAGTAGCAAATACTCCAACTGTCACAACAGTAAACAGTCTTAAAGCATTTAAGTTCCTTAAAGCATCATCAGAAAAAATAACAGCTAACACCAACTTTTCAGATTCGGAATGGACAATCTTTGCTGTGGCAAAATATGATTCAGGTAGTGGAAATGGTCGTGTAATATCTACTAATAGTTCATCATATAATTGGCTTGTAGGTTGGCATGGTAATTATGTTGATAGAGCTTTTGTGAATGGTTGGATTAATCAACCAACTACAACATCACAAGATTTGATTGAATATTCATTAACATCAAAAAGTGGTGATACAAAATTTTATCGTGAGAAAACATTACTTGCATCAGGAACAACTACAACAACAGTCAATGGAATTGTTATAGGTGGTGACTATCATACAGATGAATTTGCTGATTGTACTGTTTGTGAATTAATTTACTATGGAAAAATACTATCTGATTCTGAAAGAGAATTGGTTAGTGAGTATCTTATCAATAAATGGGGTGTAGTTGTATAATGACAGATTACAAAGCTTCTAAACGCATTGTTGGAACGAGTGCAGAACGAACACCAGAAGCTACTGCCGATTTTACTGATAATTTCTCAAGTGATAATTGGAATTATTCACGAGCTGGAACAGAAATACAAGTGACAGGTAATAAAATGGTATTCACAAATTTTCAAAATGGTGGACAATGGCGTTCAGCTTATAGAAGCACAGGATTAGACATTAATGACACCAAATGGGTTTTAAGATTTAAGTTTAGATTTAGTTCAGCAACGTCACAAAGCTTTTGGATATTAGGTCTAAGTTCAGGAACAAGCAATCCAACAGGTAGTAGTGAGTATATTGTAGGTGCATATTTTGTTGATACACCTTATATGGAAATTGCTAAAAAATCATCAAGTGATTCTTATCGTTCATGGACAGGTGGAAACGTTTTCAATCCTTCTGCTGATACAGATTACTATATTCAGATTATTAGAACAGGTGAAACAGAAGTTCAGATGAAGATGTTCACAAATTCTAATTTTTCAGACGGTCTTGTTGGAACTAACACACAAACTATTGATTCAAACTATGCAGGGTTAGATTATTTAATGATCTCAAACCAATCAAACGGTTCTAACACAAGAACAATGACAGGTGAGATAGACGATATACAGATTTGGAATGGTGTGACAACAACAGCAGGTTCATTTACTGCACAAACAAATTCAATCTTTTCAGAAACAGATACAGGCAAAGATTTCTTGTTTGGTTCAGATGGTAATTGGACAGAGGTAGCATGATTTGCCATTTACCCAAATTTTTGATCAATTAATTTTTGATTCTGTATTATTCGATACAAGAAAAAACCACACTGTACAAATCACTGAACGCAAAACAATGTATGATGATGCAATATTTGATAGTGCATTATTTGATACGACCAGAGGTGGTGAAGTTGTAATTACAGATTTGTTGGCAAGAACACAAGGAATACAAAGACAATTATCTGAATCATCATCATTATCTGATTCTATTACAGCAGGTGCATCAAAGATTAGAGCATTGGCAGATACAATCTCATTAACTGATTCATTTACTAGAGTAAAGGCAGGTATTAGATCATTATCTGAATCATTGTCTTTGTCAGACACATTGTCAAGAATTACACCAACCACAGTTCGTTACATCTATGATTTGGGAACACTATTCGATAATGTATTGTTTGATAGTGCGATATTTGATACGGTTACACGTTCACACCCAATGACTGATTCAGTTGCAAGAACAAAACAAAGAACAGAATCAATTACAGAACCATCTATTTCATTGTCAGATGCAGTTGCAAGAGTTTCAGGCAAGGTAAGAAACTTGGCAGATACAATCTCAACAAGTGATTCTATTGCAAGATTACAATCATCATTTAGAACCATATCAGAATCAATTACACTACAAGATAGTTTGGCAATAGCAAAAGCAGGAATTAGAGAAATTACAGATTCAATCCCATTAAGTGATTCAGTTGCAAGAACAAAGTCTGCAATTAGAGCAATTACAGAATCAACAATAACACTTTCAGATACACTTGCAAGAGTAATTACAACATTCAGAACAATATCAGAATCAATATCATCAAGTGATTCTGCTTCAAGAAGTATTGTGAAATATGTAACTATTACAGATTCAGTTTCGATTGTTGATGCAATCTCTATTCTAAGTGGTAGAGCAAGGGAAGCAGTTGCACACCTAGCATCAAGAATTGCAAATGGATTGTTTACAAAACGTACAGGTAGTTCTGATATAACGAAACGAAGCACTAGCATTAGGACTGATGAACAATAATGGCAGACATAAATTTCTTACAAGGTGAATTTGGTGATTCATACGTTATCACAATTTTAAATCCTGATGGAACAAACGCTGACATTAGTACATACACACAAGCAAAACTAAATCTCGTTTCAAAAGATTTACTCACTCACAAATTTTCTGCAACATGTTCTATTTCAAGTCCAACAGTAACATGGACAATGCAACAATCTGAAACTCAAAACCTAGACGGAAGTTATGTAGCACAAGTCGTACTAACAAAAAGTGGAAACGAAAAGACTACGAAACTAATGTCTGTTAAAGTCGATAAGAAACTACTAACGAGTTAGAATGGTTACAGAAGTAGATCACCATGCTGTGAAAACCAGAATCAAGGATATTCTTCAAGCTGACCCATTACTTTATGATTCAACAGGTTCACCTGAAAAACTTGTAGATGTGTTTGTTGGCAGACCATACAATAATTCCATAACAGCACACACCACACCGTTTTGTTTTATCTCAAATGAAGATAACTTGGAAGAACAAGAACCAGACGGTGTTGTAGAAAACAACGCATCAAAATCAACAAGGCATGATTGTCATTATCTTTTGGTAATAGTAGATGATGCACAAGACGGTAGAGAGGTAGAAAAATTATTAGATAATTTGGGAAAGAAAACAATGCAGACTTTGAAGTCAAACTTTGAACTTAGAAAACCAGATGGATTAACTGACCCAAAATGTGATTGGTCATTTCCTGAAAGAGTTAGTGCATTTCAAGCTAGTGAGAATGGTAAGCCAATACAGGGCAGGGCAATTCATTTCCACATAATAGTTCACACAGCATAAAAAAATAAAAAAAAGAAAAATTATTGTGGGTTATCTTCTACGTCTTGGATTTACAACACGAATTTTAGGATAGCCAACAATTTTTGGATTGTCTGTGCATTGAACGCATCTTGCAAATGGGTCTGTTGCACATTCGACATTATTTTTGCATGTAATGAACACTGAACAATCACAACCAGATTCTTCACACAAACCGTAACTGCCACATGCTAAGTGACTGTGGGAATGTGTGATTTTGAGATGTGTAGTCTTGCCATGTCCACAGATGCAAAGTTTAACTTTTCCCATGCAGAAATTACAAAATTTCTAGTATTTAAGAACCTGCATGTGGGCAAGTCTTTAAATACACATCTTTTGACTTGCTGAAAAACCAAGATTGTGAATAAAAAAATAAAAAAAAGAAGGGAATTATTTTGGGTGAAATAATTCTTTGAAGTCCAATCCGATATTTTCATACTTCTTGTTCAGTTTCAAGAAGTAATTTTCTAGTTTGACTTTCCTACCATTGTATGTTCTGCTGTTGTGTTTGTTGTAAGCTTCCCATAACTTGTGAAGTTTATCGGCTTCATCTTGTGTCATAGCCATACTATGTCCATCTTTGTAGGTTATGATGAGCATTGGTTCTCTAATGCAATCATCACATAGAACACGATTCCAACCATTTCTGTGCATAACAACTTGCAGTTGTTCTGGTATGAAGTCAACATCGCAGTAGTCACATGCTCTTTTCATTGTTCAACAACCCCCCAAGTTTTGTCTTGGCGACTTACTTGCATTTTTTCAATCCATTGTTCTTCTGTTATTACACCACGTTGATACTTTGCTAACCATGCAAGTTCCCAATGTGTGTAATCTTGGAACACAGGAATTTGTGACAATGCTTTGATCCATTTGTTTTGTGTTCTAGTTTCTGTACGTCTTTGTATTTCTTCTTGTGAAAGTTTTCTTGGCTTCTTTTTGATTCGTCTTACCACTTTAATTCCAAGATAGTTCCTTGCTATGAAGTTCATGTATGCACATGCTTTTTCCATACCATCTTCCATCTCAAGAATTTTTTCAGGCATTTCGTAACTTCCCATGACACTTCTACAACATACTTTGAAATAAGTGCTAGCTAGTTTTTTTTCGATCAAGTGTTGTTGTAACATATTGTTTGTTGCAAAAGGGTGGGGTTTTTTTCTAAAACATAATACTTCAACAATAAAAAAAATGAAAACGCATGAATAGAATTTTCAAAAAAACAAAAAAAAGAAAGAAAAAAAAGAATTACACAGACTTGTGAAGTGGCACAACACCGTATGGTGTTACAAGTGACTTACCAACAATTACAGTTGGTATCTTAACTTTGTCTGTCAATTCTTTCTTTTTTGGTTTGAAACTTGCACACACTATTGCAAGTCTGCATGGTAGGCGACCATCTCTGCATCTTGGGTGATAACCTTTTGGATTGTCAAGTCCTTTCTGAACTACAACAGGTAGCAAGGAATTGTCAACCACTTTGTATTCAAGAATTTCACCACAAGATTGTCCACAGTTAGAACACACACAGTCACCGTTTGATAGGTGCTTGTAAAGGTGCTTTCTGTTCTGCTTGACACAGTTCTTCGGAATATCCATGAAGGGGAATTATTCCAAGAGTTATTAACTTCTATGTTCCCCACTAGGCATGAATCAAGTTACCTTACCTCTAGGTGGAAAACCTCGCTTGACGGAAATCCTCTTGGGTCACAGGGTCAACAGGCAACAGGATTACAGTAGGATTCTCACAGATGCAAAACTGACTGCATGGATTAATGCAAGAATCGCCACCTGTTCTAACAGTCCTGCTCTGAACTTACTGTTTTGCCAATGAAACGATCATAAGCATACGCATGTGTAAGGCTTGATTCTTTTCTTCTTTTTCTGAAAATACTTCTATTATCATTAGCACAGTTAGAATCTCTATGGCAGACTTAGGTGCAATCACTGAATTAATTAACAATGAAAAATTATTACTCAAAACAGGTAACGATACTTTTGTCTTAATGCAAGATTGCAAACTAAATCTTGACAGACCAATCGCAAGGGAAGTAACTTCATCAGCAGGTGTTGTGTATTTCTTTGGTGCAGGTGATAATAGTATTGACTTTACATTGTTGGCAAGTACACCAGAGTTAGAAGATACATCAGGTGTTGGAAATTTAATTTATCAAACAAAAAGAAATGCCAATGGTGCATTACCAGAAAACACATACAAAATTGTTGCAACTGATGTTTCAGGTAGTAGTAAAACAATTAGTGCAACAGGAACAATCCCACACTTGGAAGTTCAGCGTTTAAGTGGCGTTGGTGGGGTTCAAATCGTTGGCAGGATTCAATTAACAGAGGATTCTGTCAGTGTTGCTTAATGAGTGCAGATAACGCAACTGCAACACGTAATGTAGTTGGCAATTCAATTCTTGATTACAGATTAGAATCATTAGATCACAGAGTTAGAGAATGGGCAAGAAAAAACGCAGTAAAGATTGCAAAAAAAACTTACGGTGTATTGTTTAAACAAATTGCATTTGGTGAGCAATTATCAGAACGATATGCAAACTCACTAGAAATTTTTCTAATTAACAAAGGTGGTCTAAGTGGTTCTATCAAAGTTGGATTTAATGTAGATTATTTTGATAGAGAAACAGGAACAGTTCCTTTGTGGGAATTTTTTGAGTATGGAACTAGAAGGCATTTCATCGAACCTGTAAACACACAAGCACTACGTTGGGAAACAGGGGGAACAACAGGTTCGCAACAGCAAACATTAACACAGGCATTAAGCAGTAATGATAATCCTGATAAAACTTACGCATTTTCTAAAGGACATTTTGTGAGTGGAATAAAACCAAGAAAAGTATTATACAAAACATTACAGCGTGGAACTAACAAATTTAACAAAGAATTAGCAAAGGGTGCAGAGAAATTCATCAAGCAGACTGCAACAAGTATAGGTATTTGACATGGCAAATGTAATTCATGCTTCCACAGATGTTAACATCAAAGTAGATGCCAAAAATGTTGACAGTGGTAAAACAATAAACAAAGAGGCGATGAGTGCAAGACCTACTTCTGGTGTGGGTGCAGGACAAACAAACATCGTAGGAAATCCATTAGGCATGATGGGTGGTGGTGCAGGACTAAAACAAGGACTTGGTAGTGCAAAAAACATAGCGATGAATCCGTTAGGTGCAATAACAGACATGTTACCAAACATGATTATGAAACATCTTCCAAAGATGTTACTCAAGGCAATTCCGATAATTGGTGGACTTGCTCTTGCAGTTGAAATTGTTCCAATGGTGATTAAAGCTGTAACTGACCAACTAACAAAGGCAGGTAGCCCATTTGATAAAAGGTTCAAAAGAATAATGCAAAATGAACAAAACGCATTTTTTAATCGTGAAGAACAACGCAGAAGGCAATTAGGATTAAGCCCTGTTATCATTACATCTGTCACAGGTTTTGTAAACAATGGTGGTGCAAATACCGTTGCGACTTTGAAACAGGTCAAAGAAAATGGGGGATTAAGTAAGATAGGATTGCAGGATAAAGCAATAGGATTGTAAAATGGCAGTTGACGGAAATATTAGCATATACAGATTAACAACAAGTGGTAGTTCCACTGAAACTTCTGTAACAGATAAAGTAGAATTTGACACAAGTGCAACCAATGGTGTATCAACAACACCAGATGCAAGATCACATGTTGACACATACAACTGTATTCTAACTATGGTAACACAGGAAAACCCTGTTCCTGATTCCAACAATCCATCTGGTCTGCAAGATACAGGATTAGCTGTTGTTAGTTACGAACTTACAGGATATTTTGATAACACAGGTGGTAATGCAGGTGCAATAGCATATTTTAGAAATTGGCAAAGAGAGGATAAGACAAATTCAGATTATCCATTTGGAAGATTCGGAATTAGAAATGATGTAAGAATAGAATTTAACGTAAGACCTACAACAACCAATGGTCTAATCTTAGAACATTTTGAAATTAACGAGGAATATGAGTATCAAGGCAGAACGACATTTACTGCAAAACTTCGCTATAATGGCGATATTACAAGACTTGGTGTAAGTTAACATGGCTAATTGGTCGTACACAGTAACTTACGTTTCCACAAGTAAGGATATTTCATCACATGTTGTTAGCATTGAAAAAATGACAGATGTTGGAAGTGGTGAAGTAAATACTGCAACATTAATTCTAAACGCAAGAGATGGTCATTTTATTACAAATTCTAGTTCTGGTAACACACCAATCATTGATGAGTTTGATAAAATAAAAATCTCAATCACAGATAAAAACAGTGACACGTATGCTAGAGTTTACGAGGTAGATACATTGACACCAAAGAAAACAATACAAGATGGTGTTAGATTAGAAATAGAACTAATGGGTCAAGAACATAACTTACAGAAAATTCATTTTGCAAAACAATACTACTACGCAAATGCGTTTGAAGTTGTAAAAGATATTGTATCAAAATACGATGCAAACAAAGGTTCAGCACAAGTCACAATAGAAAATGCAGGAAGTACGTCTTACAATGAACTGCCTGAATGGACAGCAAACAATTACGACTTTGGTTCAAGTGAAAAATTTTGTTATGATGGATTAAGTGAGGTAATAGACAGACTAGGAACATCAATTTCAGGTGGGGGTGCAAATGATTTCTACGAATTAGGATTTGATGATCATGCAAGTGATGCCACCAAAATTTATCTTAAGGCATTTTCTAGTGGGTCAAAACCTGCAACAAATAGTATTGTGACAGTTGAAAACGCAATAACTACACCAATCTATTCAACAGAAGGAACGCTTGAAGCAAAAAGTGGAACAGTTGTTGTTGGTAAAGGTGCAAATGGCTATGGTAGTTTTCCAAGTAATTCATCAGAGTTTTCAGGAAGAAAAGAAGAATTCGAACTGATACCAGAATACAAATCAGCAAACGCAAGTAGTGGAACATTAACCTATCCTGTTGGTTCAAGAGTACAGCGTTTAGGAATAAGATACCAAGCTAATGCAGAAACATCACAACAACCACCACACAGTAATTGGACAGTTATTACTGCAAAGGATTTGATTACTTCTGACTTTAGATATTCACCTTACACAAAAATGGGAACATCACCAAACGGTTTAGACGGTTACAAGGCATGGCGTAATTCAGGTTCAAGACCTGATCCTGATGGTCAGGAAAGTGGTGCAACAGCACTAGGTAAGTTTGGTTGTTGGGATTCCAATCTTGTAATTAGAGATGAAGATCATTTTAGAACTTGGGTTGACTGTCAAGCTACAAGTCCAAGTGGTATTGATGCTGAATACAAATTCAGTGGAAATTTTTATCGTGGTTTCAGAGTTCTTGTCAAAGGTTCAGGAAGTGGTGACTTTAGTTCGTTTACAAACAAACCAATTCAATATGATGGAAGTAGTTGGAAAGTAATCAAAGAACCAGACACCGATGATCAGATTGCAGTTTTACATGACGGTTATAATTACAAATGGTCAGGTTCGGCTTGGACAAATGATTACACAGTTGACAAATCCAATGATTGTTTTCACCCAATGCACACAGTTGGAAACAGTCAAGGAATGGCTACACTCGTAAATGGTGGAACATCACCTGACACAAATTATGGTTATGCTTCTGCTGTACATTATGAATACAGATACACCCCTGCATCTGCATGGCTTGGTTGGTTGTTTACAGTTCCAAATTATTACTCAATAGGTGCATGGGCTTGTTTTAGATTTCCATTTCCATCTAACAGTTATTCATCGCAAACTATCGGCAGTAAATTTGGTGGTGATTCAAACTCAAGTTATGAACCTGTAACGTTTGATCCAACTAACATGCACTTACTGCCTGATGGTAAAACAGGATTTAATCAGTCAAACTCTAAAGAATTGGGAACGTGTGAATCATTAAAATTTCTTGCAAAACTAAAATGGTTTTACAATTCAGGTGGTAATGAAGTTCCTAGAGGTTGGTCAGCAGATTACAAAATGAGATGCACATGTTATGATACATCAGACAATGTGGTTGTACAAGACTTTACAATAGCGTTTGATGATAATTGGGAAGAAATTGTTTTGCCAATTTCAGGCTTTAAAATTTACAGAGCAAGAGCATCTAAAAGATGGGGAAATATTGCAAGTAATCTTATTGTTCCTGAATTGGAAGTAACTGAAATTTTTGAATGGAAGAATTTGAGATTGGTTAGCATACAAACTCAAGATGCTTATGATGATGAAGGAAGATTTGACCCATTAGCAAACAGGTATGGTGAGATTATGCAAAACCCAATAGAAATGTGTGTAAGACTTTCCATTGATAATTTACATTTTGGCAAACAACTACTAGCAGTTAGTGGCACAGATACAACCAGAAACATTGAACCTAAATTTTTAGAAAGACCTACAACAACAAACTACCGTCAGTTAGAGACAGATGTACAATCACAGGAATTAATTGAAAAATTCAGGTATCAGGCATTTGACATTGAAGGGGAAGGAATTTGTGACCCTAACCTAAAGTTCGGATATTCATTTTATCTTAAAGACGATAAATTGGTCAATCTTACAGACAAGCCAACCAACACACCAAACACAATCAAGCTAGTTGCAAAGAAAATTGAATACACAATTAATGGAACAGGTGATTCATCATCTGGTGGATTTGTCAGACGAATTACAGGGGTAAAAAGAATATGAGTGGCAAGGCTAAAAACAGAAAAACTTTTGGTAAGAAAGTCAAAGATCAAGCTGATGCTACATCAACTCTTTACAGTTTGAATGGAAAGGGAACTGTAATTGCATCTACAAAGTCTGCATCACAGGGAACAATAAACAACACAGAAGTCAAAGGTCAATTCACAACTTTAGCTACTGCTGATTTGAATATGCGAACTTTTGATATTGTTGACGTTGATAGACTAAAGTTTGCTACAAGTGAAGGTGCAGGTAGTGCATTAACCACAACTGACTACGGTATGGAAGCCATTTACACAGGTAACAATGCCTATGGAATACAAATTAGAATACCAGAAGCAAGTAGTGACACATTCAAAATTTATCGTGGTTCACAAGAGGAAGTTTCAATATCACAAGCTGGAATAATTTTTACTGATAGTGTAGCAATATCAAGTGGTAGTGCAAGAAAAGCCAAACTTGTATTGGCACAATATGATTCATCATCAACACCTGCAAACCCATCTAGTGGTGCTAGAACATTATTTGTAGATGGAACTAACAGTGACAATCTTAGTGTAAAAAAATCAGATGGCACAGTAATTGATTTAGAAGCAGGAACGTCAGGTGCAAATGTCAATCTTTCAAACTTGGTGGCTAATACAGCAGTAAATGTTCATTTGCTTCCTTCTGCAAGTGGAAATAAAAACTTGGGTTCTACATCAATGGAATGGGCTACATTATATCTCTCAAGTGGATTGTATTTTGGAACTGACCAAAACAGTAGCACACTAAATCACTCTAGTGGTTTACTGTTTAACATTTCAGATGATAATGATTGGTATCAATTCAACATAGACGGTGATAGAAAAATGAGTATTACTGACACAAGAACAATCATTGATGGTAATTTAGAACCTGACGGTGACGATACAAGGGATTTAGGTTCATCATCAAAAGCATGGAAAAATTTCTATCTAGGTGGAAATATTTACTTTAACGATTATAGCCATGACATTTCACAATCTTCAACAGGTTTACTTTACAATGTAAATACAGGTGATAGTCATAATTTTCAAATTGGTGGAACGACAGAATTTACAATGACTACAACAGGATTTAGTTTGTTAGGTGGTAATATGGTTTATTCAAAAAGTTCAACAGAAATTGGTTATCAAGTAAAAAATTCTGCATTAACAGTTGGTAGTGAAGGAAGTATGATACACCCTTACATTTCTAATACAGAAAATACACCGTCTGATTCTGATTTGAATGGTTGGTTTGGTGATCAAAACGGTGCAGTAGGTATTCAATATTATTCAACATCAGGACAATTTAGAATATGGATTAGAGCAAATGGCACATGGGCAAAAGCATTTGCAACATAGTTATCCTAATTAATTAAAAAAATTACATTTTTTCATGGACAATGATGCAGAATCACTATATGTTAGATTGATGTTGCGTGATAAGGAAATAATTAGATCACTACAAACTGAAAACGCACAACTAAAAGAAGTTCTCAATAAGAGCAAATCTACCAAAAAATAGTGCTAGAAAATATATCATACATAATCGCAATCGTAACCTCAATCGCAGGTGCAACTTGGTTTATTTCTAAGAAGCTTACCTGTGCTGAACGAAATTCAAATCTAGCTATGAACAAGATTGCAGAACTTGAACAGCAAATAATTGATGAAACAAAGTCAGCAGATGGACACCATCAAAGATTGTATGACAAAATTGATGAGTTAAAATCCCTACTGATGAAATAACTGTTGACAAAAGATCAAATGTGAATTAAGAATAATCGCTAACAAAGACCTATATGAAAAAATTGTTTATTATCTCACACGATAATTCTACTCATGCAATCGAAATTCGATAGTAGTTGCAAGGTGTGTGGAAACACTTGGAAGAAAGACGATGAAATATTCGCAGATAATTCATCAGGTGCATGGATAACATGTAATGATGAAGAATGTTTCAAAAGTCAAGGTGGTAAACCCTACGTTCCAAAAGGTGGGTCAAGTTCAGATGGTAAGGGGAAATCATCTGTTCCTGTCCACTACACACTTGCAACAGATGAAGAAAAGAAATTCAATCAGAAAATCTTGGAAAGCGATGATGTATTGGTTCGCCTTGCATATTCACAAGTTGTGAAACAAGGTCACGACCCAAATGCGAGTAACTTTGGTGCAATAGTTGCACACAAGCAAGAGATGCTGATACGCTTGAAAGCCATGTTTGCTACTGAAACCGATAGTGTCATTTCGTTTGCAAAGAAAGGGCTTGTCACAGGTAGTTCTTCCCATAAACTATCGGCAGGAACAGTGAACATGGAATTAAGCAAAGCAAACACCGTTGAGGAAATTGTACAATATGTACGCCTCAACGTTCCTTTTTTTTCTGACAGTTTACCAATGAATGATAAAGTCAAGATTGTTTTTGAAGAAAAGTTTGGAATTATTTTACCAGACTTACCTATTGCATGGGAAAGTGTTTCAAGAGAAATTAGAAATCAAACCGAATTACAGAATAAAAAATTAGAGGAAGAAAAGAAAATGCGTGAGAAATATTCACCAAGTATTACTGATTACAATACAAAACTCAATCCATTACTTCATAATAATAAAGAGGAACTAGCTAGCTAAGGAACTAACCATGTTTAATAATAAAGAAAGAAAAGATATTGGCTTCAAAGAAACAAGACCAATCTATGTTGATTTCAAACAGGATTGTTTACGAGAAGGAAAAGAATGTAACGAAACGTTAACGAGATTGATGGAAGATTATCATAAGAAACATGGTGATGGAAATCCTGTTTATCCAATTACAAAGTGGTTTGGTAATGCAGACTTCAAAGCTGTTCCTGCTTTACTATCAAATGATGCAACGTGGATTAACTATGCACAACACGCAAATGATGATACACTCAAAGAAATTCTCGAACAAAACAGACGTACTCAAATTATAATTAATTGCTATCTCAAATCCCCTAAAGAAGATAGACCAA